AGTCTCCTTTTTGTATAAATCCAAATCTTTCAATATTTCCTAGCAGTGCTTTACCAAGTCCCATTTGATTTAATATTCCTAATCTTTTTAAAGAATTCATTATACTTGGAGTTTTTCCATTTCTATGATGATCTTCAATATAATCGCTAATTGCTTTAGCATTTACTATACCAACTGTTACTCCAGCAAAATTATCATTTAACCATTTAATTAGATTTGATCCTAATAATTTTTCTATTTCTGCTAATTGCATTTTGTCTTTTATTGCAGCTATAGCAGATTGCATAACTGCTTCGTCATCATTATATTTTCCTACTGCATTTTTTATTGTGTCAGCAATTTGTTCAGCTGTTGCTTGGCCAGAGGCTAACAATTTGTAATCAGCTTGTTCAGAAAGATTTTTAGTTCGAAATCTTTTCATATTTTCAAAGTTATCTTCTGGATATTTGATAGTATCGTTAGG